GTTTCATTATAACCTTGGCACTAACCCCGGCTTTTTGAGCCCAAAGAAGAATTTTGGCGAAGACTGCCCTTTGGATAGCTTTATTCGAGAATTGTTTAATGATGGAACAGATGAAAGCGTAAAAATGGCAAAGTCATTGATGGCTCGTCAGCGTTTTTTCTCGCCTGTGATTGTTCGAGGAGAAGAAGATAAAGGTGTTCGCATTTGGGGCTATGGCAAGATGGCTTATCAAGAACTTTTGAGCCTTGTCCTTAATCCAGACTATGGCGATATTACTGACGTTCAAGAGGGAACTGATATTGTTCTTACTTATGGGAAACCTGCTGGGGCACAATTCCCACAGACGACCCTAACCCCCCGCCGACGTTCCTCCCCGTTGGCAGAAAGTGATGAGACTGTCCAAACTTACTTGGAGACAATCCCTGATGTTGATACGCTCTTTGATCGTAAAACAACCAGTCAGGTCCAAGAGATGTTGGATGGTTTCCTTGCTGGCGAAGAGGATGCAGAAGAGAACTCTTCCGAAACTACCAAGTATAATGGCGGTAAAGGAAACGATGTTGACTCTGCGTTCAACGAGCTACTTGGCTAAACCCCGTAGCCACGGAGGGGGTTTCCCCCTCCATTTTTTTTATAGGAGAATAAATGGCTTTGAGAAAAGTAAAAACAGGGCGTCTATCTATGGATGAGATGCGTAAAATGATAAATAAAAAGGCTGGAGCCGAAGTGGCACACAACCTTAATCAAGAGAATCCAACCGAAGTTACGGATTGGATCCCTACAGGATCTAGGTGGCTGGATTCTATTATTTGTAAAGGAAAGTTGGCTGGTATCCCAGTCGGCAAGGTAACGGAGATTGCAGGTCTTGAAGCAACAGGTAAGTCGTTCTTGGCAGCGCAAGTTGCAGCAAATGCACAGAAAAAAGGAATTGATGTAGTCTACTTCGATTCCGAGTCTGCTATTGACCCTGCGTTCTTGGAAAGGGCGGGATGCGATGTGGATACTTTACTTTATGTTCAAGCTCAATCTGTTGAGTTTGTGCTTGAAACTATCGAGGATCTTTTGTCTAATAATGAAAATCGCATGCTTTTCATTTGGGACTCTCTTGCTCTTACACCTTCTGTATCCGACGTGGAAGGAGACTTTGACCCACTTTCTTCCATGGCAGTAAAAGCGAGGATCTTGGCAAAAGGTATGTCAAAGCTGACAGTGCCAATCGCCAACAGTCAGTCAACCTTCTTGGTTCTTAACCAGTTGAAGACTAACATTACTCGTAGTCCTTCTGAAGCAATGACCACGCCTTATATGACTCCCGGTGGAAAAGCTATGATTTATGCTTACTCACTTCGTATTTGGCTGACCGGTCGAAAAGCTAAAGCAGCATTCCTAACTGATGACAAAGGATTTCGTATAGGTTCAGAGGTTAAGGTTAAGTTAGAGAAAAGCAGGTTTGGAACTCAAGGTCGCCAATGTAATTTTAAGATTTTGTGGGGTACTGATGAGATTGGCGTTCAAGATCAAGAAAGTTGGTTTGATGCAATTAAAGGCTCTGATCATATTAGGCAATCCGGCGCATGGTATGAGTTAGTTTTTCAAGATGGAACATCTGAAAAGTTCCAAGCTGCCAAGTGGTCAGAAAAGCTACAGTCAGATAAATTCAAGCAACGTGTTCTCCAGATTATGGATGAGGAAGTTGTTATGAAGTTCGATAACCGTCAAGGAAATGCTGAAGATTTTTATGAAGAAAAAGATGAATAATTAAATATAAGTTTTCGTCTAATAAAAGAACGGAGGCTTGTTATGAAAAAAATTATTATCACTACCCTATTCTTCACTTTCCTTTCTGGTTGCGCTTTTGCCCACCCTGCTCACAATCCTCACTACGAGTACGAGGAATACCATATTGTGTATCCTTCGTATTACGTAGTTTATGAATACTATGACCATTACTGGCATACTCACAGTAATCAATACCATAGTCATCCCTATAAATATAAGGGGCATTCTCACTATAAAAAGAAGTACAAGAAAAAGTATTATAAGAAGAAAAAATATAAAAAACACAACAAATACAAAAAGTATAAAAAGCATAAAAAGAAATATTCACACCACCACTAAACATTCCCTTTTAAAATTTAAAGACTATGTAATATTAATAGGAGACTTTATACTATGATAGATCTTAAATTAATTCGCATGGTCCTTGATAGAAAAGGTGAAGAGTTAGACAGTGCGAAAGATAATCTTACAGAAGCATATGTTTTCTTGGATAGACTAGAGCAAGAAGATTACGGTGATGAAGAAGAACAAGAAAATTTTGAAGCTGATCTTAAAGATATATTAAATGAACTTCAAATAGATGTTGACAATTGCGAAGAATGATGTTAGATTACTAGCATGAATAATAAACGTATCATGATTGTTGACGCCCTCAATATGTATTTCAGGGCATACATTGTCGATCCAAGCCTGTCAGCGAATGGACAACCAGTCGGTGGCGTCAAAGGCTTTCTTAAAATCCTACAAAAATTAACAAGAGAAATTAAACCAGATCATATCGTCATTGCTTGGGACGGGGGCTCAAGCAGACGGAAATCTACGTTCGGCGGTTACAAAAGTGGTCGTAAGCCGATACGCCTCAATAGGGGTATCAGGAATATGACCGAGAACGAGGAACTGGAAAATAAAATCTGGCAACAGACGAGATTGTTTGAGTATCTAAATGAAATGCCAGTATGTCAGCTAATGATAGATAATCTGGAGGCAGATGACATAATCGCATTTGTCTCTAATATGAAAGAAATTGAAGATTGGCAGAAAGTTATTGTGAGTTCTGACAAAGATTTTATTCAGTTGTGCTCTGACAATACTATATTATATAGACCCGTTCAGAAAGAGATATTGAATGAAAAAAGGATTGTCGAAAATTATGGGATCCACCCTAACAACTTTGCTTTGGCTAGGGCTATGGCTGGAGACAAATCCGACAATCTCCCCGGCATAGGTGGAGTAGGTCTCCCAACTGTTTCTAAAAGGTTTCCGTTTCTTTCAGAAGAAAAAGACTACACAATTACAGAACTAGTTGAATATGCTAAAGATGTGGACAGTAGCCTAAAAGCATACAAAAATGTAGTTGACAAACAGGAATTAATAGAGCAGAATTATAGTTTGATGCAGCTTTATATGCCTTCTATGTCTCCACAGGCTAAAAAGAGTATTAAAGATTGTGTCTTGGGGTTTGAACCAGAATTTAATAAGACTGGAACAAGAGCGATGATGATAGAAGATGGCTTCGGGGTTTATGATTGGAATGACCTCTTTGTTCATTTTAAAAAAATAATTATTGAATACAAAGGTAAATAATGGAGCAAGCCAGTTTCTCCCGTCATGGGAAGGATTTCCAAGAAAAACTAACAAAGCTTATGTTTGAAGACAGAGCCTTTTGTGATCAGATCTCGGAAGTTTTAGATGTTAACTTTTTTGAATTAAGCTATCTTCAGGTCTTCGTCAAGAAGATTTTTCTGTATAAACAAAAGTATAGTGCTCATCCTAACATCAGTTCGATGACAACGATGTTAAGGACCAAAATAGAAGATGAAAGCCCTTTGCTACAAAAGCAAGTTAGAGATTTCTACAAAAGAGTTCTCACTTCATCTGATACCACGATGGAGGACGCTGGCTTTATTAAAGACACAGCTTTGGATTTCTGTAGAAAACAGAAGTATAAAGAAGCTGTCATGAAATCTTTGGGTCTTCTGGAGAAGTCTTCCTTCGATGAAATTCAGGAGATGGTTACTAAATCTCTGACACTTGGGGCAGAAAACAATTTCGGTCACGACTATATTCAAGACTTTGAAAAGCGTTTTGAATATAAGGCTAGAAATGCTGTTACAACTGGTTGGGATGAGATTGATAAGATTTGTAAAGGTGGTCTTGGAAAAGGCGAATTGGGCGTTGTTATCGCTCCGACTGGAGCAGGGAAGTCTATGGCTCTAGTTCATCTTGGGGCAACAGCCGTAGAGATGGGAAGGTCAGTCATTCACTATACTTTAGAACTACAGGACACTGTTGTGGCAAGCCGATATGATAGTTGTATCACTAGGTTTCCTTTGTCAAATCTCATGGAGTTAAAAGACGAGATTTATGAAAAAGTTAAAGATGTCAAGGGTAGTTTGACAGTTAAAGAGTATCCGACTAAATCGGCTTCAACAAATAATTTGAGAAGTCATTTAGAAAAATTAAAAAATCGTGGTCAAAAAACTGATATGATTATCGTAGATTACGCAGATTTGTTACGACCAAAGTCAACACACAAAGAGAAAAGAATAGAACTTGAGTCTATATATGAAGAACTCCGAGGTTTAGCTCAAGAGTTCGAGTGTCCTATTTGGACAGCATCTCAAACTAATAGGTCTGGTGTGAACGCAGAAGTCATTACAATGGAAGCTATTTCTGAAGCATATAATAAGTGCTTTGTGGCTGACTTTATATGCACCATATCTAGAACACATACAGACAAACAAAACAATACTGGCAGAATGTTCGTTGCTAAAAACAGGAATGGAGCAGACGGAATGGTATACCCAGTTTTTATGGATACTTCAAATGTTAAGATTGAGGTTTTAAAGCAGGACGCTATGTCCGGTATTGAACAGCAACAACAGAGTGATGAAGAAAAGATGAAGGCACTCAAAGAAAAATATAGCAAATTTAAAAAGAAATCAGGAAGGTAAAAACAAGATGACAGACAAAGACAAAGTAGCACGAGACATTTTATCGGACATCACAATCCATATGAAGTATGCTCGTTATTTACCAGAAAAAGAAAGACGGGAGACGTGGAATGAGATCGTTGATAGAAATAAGGCGATGCATAGAAAGAAGTATCCAGAGCTAACTGAAGAGATTAATTCTGCTTACGAGATGGTGTATCAAAAAAAGGTGCTCCCTTCTATGCGATCTATGCAGTTTGGTGGTAAGCCCATTGAGGTAGCACCAAATCGTATTTATAATTGTGCTTTTGCGCCTGTTGATGATTGGCGTGTGTTTAGTGAAATTATGTTCTTGTTGCTAGGTGGTACCGGAGTTGGATACAGTGTTCAAGAACATCATGTTGAAAAGTTGCCAAATATTACAAAGCCTAACTCAAAAAGAACTCGGCGCTTTTTAGTCAATGATTCGATTGAAGGGTGGGCAGATGCTGTTAAAGCCTTGGTCCGTTCTTATTTTTATGGTGGCTCTAAATTACGATTCGATTATTCTGATATCCGACCAAAAGGTGCTCGTCTTGTAACCTCTGGAGGAAAAGCACCGGGACCACAGCCATTAAAGGAGTGTCTTGTAAAGCTTCAGGGTATGTTTGAGGCAAAAGAAAATGGAGATAAGCTATCCACCATTGAAGCACACGATATGATTTGTCACATCGCTGATGCAGTGTTGGCTGGTGGTATCCGTAGGGCAGCTTTGATCTCCCTGTTTTCAGCAGACGATAATGAAATGATTGCCGCAAAGACAGGCAACTGGTGGGAAACAGCCCCACAGCGAGGTAGAGCTAACAATTCTGTTGTGCTCCTTCGACACCGTATCACAAAAGAATTCTTCCAAGATCTTTGGGAGAGAGTGAAAGAGTCCGGTAGTGGAGAGCCCGGTTTTTATTTTTCTAATGATAAAGACTGGGGCACAAACCCTTGTTGTGAGATTGCCCTCCGTCCCTATCAGTTCTGTAATCTAACAGAGGTGAATGTGAGTGACGTCGAGAGCCAAGAGGATTTGAATGCCAGAGTGAAAGCCGCAGCGTTAATTGGAACGCTTCAAGCAGGTTACTCTGATTTCCACTACCTCCGTGATATATGGCGAAGAACCACAGAGAAAGAGGCATTAATCGGTGTTAGTATGACTGGTATTGCATCTGGTAAGGTTCTGGACCTAGACACAACAGAGGCATCTAAAGTAGTAAAAAAAGAAAACTCCAGAGTTGCTAAATTAATCGGTATTAATTCGGCTGCTCGTTGCACAACTGTAAAGCCAGCAGGAACAACTTCCTTGACTGTTGGCACTTCTAGTGGTATTCATGCTTGGCACAATGATTATTATATTCGTCGCATTCGTGTTGGAAAATCTGAAGCGATTTATACCTACCTATCACTTTATCACCCGGACATGGTTGAAGATGAATATTTTAGACCACATGATACAGCAGTTATTTCTGTTCCACAGAAAGCTCCTGAAGGGGCGATATTAAGAACAGAAAGTGCTTTACAATTACTCAAACGTGTTGCTAAAATAAGTAGTGAGTGGGTTAAGCCCGGAACTAGGAAAGGGCAAAACACCCACAATGTTTCTGCCACTGTTTCCATTAAAGAAGCGGAGTGGGCTGACGTTGGGGAGTGGATGTGGGAGAATAGAG